GAAGACCACGAAGAAGGACGCTGGCTCCGGCATCTTCATCATGGAGAATGGCGAAGTCAACGGTTACCCCGGCGTGCTTTCCAACCAGGTGGCAGCCAATGATCTGTGGTTTGGCAACTTTGCCGATTTGATCATTGGTTACTTCTCCGGTTTGGATCTGATGGTGGACCCCTACACCCACAGCACATCGGGCACCGTGCGCGTTGTGGCTATGCAGGACGTGGACATCGCTGTTCGCCATCCTGAATCCTTCAGCCGCGGCAACAACACCCTCTGATCATGTTGATCGAGGTCCTACGGCAAACAATGCTGGCGGGCCAGGTAGTTCGGATTGGGGAGGTCGTTGAGGCCTCCCCTTCTGACGCCAGGTTTTTGATCGGCATTGGCAAAGCTATTGCGACTGCCAAGGTGGCAGTTGAAATAATTCAGGCGATGCAGCCTGAACCTGCATCAAAATCACAACCCACTAGACGGAGGACTAAGCCATGACCATTCTTAATCTTGGGACCAAAACTGAGGTCCTCAACTTCCTGCCCAATGATGTGGTGACAGCTACTGTCACCGCCAGCACCGCCATCGACTTGGTGGATTATGAAGGCGACATTGCTGTGATCCTTTGCGCCGAAGCTGGTAGCGCTGGCGTTACCTACCTTGGCAAGCTGACCGAATCTGACACATCAGGTGGAACTTACACCGATGTGACCGGTGGCGCGTTCACAATCACTGCTGCCAACACCGCATCGGTTCAGAAGATCTCGGTCAACTCTGACAACACCAAGCGGTTTATTAAGGCAGTGGTAACGGTTGCAGGCGGCACTGGTGCCGGCGCTGTGACAATCGTCGGATTGGGCTCCAAGAAGTACAGCTGATGGCGATCACGGAAGATCTGGACATCTTCCTAGCAGACTTCGGCGTCAGCTGCACAGCTGGCGCCGTTACTGCTAATGGCATCTTAGATATGCCGAGCCAGATCCTGAGCGATGGCATGGTGCTTAGCACTGACTACACGCTGACTGCGCGGACATCCAATTTTGGCAGCTTGATTCGTGGCAATTCGATCACGGTCGATAGCGTGGCCTATACGGTGCGCGAGACGATGTTGATCGACGATGGCAAGTTTGTTCAGATCGCACTGCAAAAGACATGAGTGGCCCCTTCAAGGTCAACACACGCAGCCAATGGGCAGCACTTAACCCAGTGGTGTTGGCTGGTGAACCTGGCATTGAAAGCGAAACTGAGAACCTGAAGATTGGCGATGGCCGCACGGCATGGTCTGGTCTGCCCTACTTCGGAAACCCTGGCTACTGGGGTTCATTTTGGGATGAGACGTCGCAGGTGGCGGCGCTTGCTAATACGGCCTATGCGATCAAGCTGCGGCAGATTGATACGACAAGCCGTGGCACGAAGATTATCTCAAACGAGCGGATCACTTTTGATCATCCCGGCATTTACAGCATCACGTTTTCGATTCAATTCAGCAATACGGATAGCTCAATTCACGACATCAACGTCTGGCTCCGCAAGAACGGCGCCGACGTGGGCGCCAGCGACAGCCGATTCAGCGTCACTGCAAAGCATGGCAGCGTTGATGGCAACGTGATTGGCACCGTTAATTTCGTGCTGGGCGTGACGACAAACGACTACCTCGAGCTGATGTGGGCGACCAGCAACGTGGCAGCCTATATCCATGCTGAAGTAGCCCAGACGAGCCCGTTCGCGCATCCGAGCATCCCCGGCATCATCTGTACTGTCGTTCAAGTCGCATCGGCTTAACCCATGGCAACCAAACGTGAAACCATCTTGGCGGCGATCCGCACAGCACTGACGGGCACCACAGGAGTTAGCACGCGGATCTATCGCAGCAGGGTGGAACCAATGAGCAGAGGCGAACTGCCGGCGATCGTGGTCGAGCCTGTCAGTGATAACGCTCAGCAGAACACCAGCCTGCCAACGCTGGATTGGACCCTGACCGTTCGCATCTCGGTGATCGTTCGCGGCGACATCCCCGATCAAGTCGCTGATGCAACAGTCCAAAGCTTGCACGCCAAGGTGATGGCCGATCTCACACTGGGCGGCTATGCCTACGATGTGCAACCTGTTTCGGTGTCGTTTGATCTGGTTGAAGCAGATCAACCCAGTGGTGTGATCAGCTGCGATTACGCTGTCAGGTATCGGACGAAAGTCGCCGATTTATCCCTCAGCCCTTAGCAGCTATCATGGTGGACGAACACAAAGGCCAGGGCGGCAGCTACCTGGTCGATCCTAAAACCGGCAAGCGAAAGCTCGTCGAGCGGACCCAGCCGGCCCCTCATCCAACCTTCGAGGTAGCCTCTAATGGCATCAGTTCTGACTCGCCGACGCCTGATCCTGGCGAAAATTGAAAGCACCTACGGCACCGACTCGACGCCGAGTGGTGCCAGCAACGCGATCTTGGTGCGCAACCTTGAGATCCAGCCGCTAGTTGCCGACACGGTAAACCGCGACCTGGTGCGCCCATACATGGGCCAAGCTGATCAACTGCTGGCTCAAACTCGGGTTGAAGTCACTTTTGAGGTTGAGCTAGCTGGCTCCGGTACGGCAGGCACCGCTCCGGCCTATGGCCCGGTGCTGCGCAGTTGCGGCCTTAGCGAGACGCTGGTCACCAGCACCAGCGCCACCTATGCGCCCGAGAGCAGCGGCTTTGAAAGTTCTACCATTTACTACCACGAAGACGGGATCCGCCACAAGCTGACGGGCTGCCGCGGCACATTTGACATCAGCGCTGAAGTGGGTGCCATCCCATCGATCGCATTTTCTCTGACCGGGATCTACAACGCTCCAACCGACGAGACGTTGCCCACCCCGACCTACGCCAACCAAGCGGCTCCGCTGCTGTTCAAGGAAGGCAACACCACCAGCTTCTCGGCGTTCTCCTACAGCGGTTGTCTGCAGTCCTACAACTTCAGCCTTGCCAATGATGTGATCTACCGCGAACTGGTGGGTTGCTCAAAGGAGATCCTGATAACTAACCGGATGCCCAGCGGCACCGTTGTGATCGAGGCGCCGACCATCGCGACCAAGGACTTCTTCACAATCGCCACTGGCAGCAGCACAGGCAGCATCACCTTCCAGCACGGCACCACTGCCGGCAACCGATGCACGGTGACCACTGCGCAATCTGATCTAGGCAATCTGACCTACAGCGATCAGGATGGCGTGCAGATGCTCAACATGCCGTTTATTGCGGTTCCGACCAGTTCGGGCAATGATGAGCTGTCAATCGCTTACACCTAATCCGCGTGGCATTTGTTCTTAAGCAATCTGGCACCTACTCATGGCCGGTCGCCTTTGATCTTCCGATCGATGGTGGCCGCCATGAGCGCCAGACCTTTGATGGTGAGTTCAAGCGCCTGCCACAAAGCAAAATCGGTCCGATGGTTGCCGAGCTGCAGAAGCTCGAAGATCTAGGTGATCTGGATCAAATCACCGACATCGCTCGAGATGTGCTCGTTGGTTGGTCTGGCATCAACGATGACGAAGGCAACGAGATCCCTTTCAGCGAGAAGGGATTGAATGAATTGCTGGAGGTGCCATTCTTGGCCATTGCTGTACTCAAGGCATACATGGACAGCATCAAAGGAGCCAAAAGAAAAAACTGACAGAGGCCGCCGAGCATTGGGCCGGCGGCGGCGTTAAGGATGAGACTCAAGACGATGCCGCCATCCTTGGAGTGGCGCTGCCAGAACAACCCCGCTCCGATGACTTTGAGGTATGGGAGGAAAACTGGCCGGTGCTAGAGATGTTCCTGCGAGTACAGACGCAGTGGCGCACCACAATGAGCGGTGTGCTGGGATTGGACTATGGAGCAGTGGCTTGGCTCTTTATGATGTACGAAGTAAAAGACCCACGCGCGCTCTTGGAGGACCTGCAGGTGATGGAGGCAGCGGTAATGGTCTCGATCAACAGCAGGAGCATCTGACATGGCGATGAACATGGATGCCATGCTCCGCATCAAGGCGGACGTTCAAGGCGAGAACAACATCCGCCGGCTGGGCAACTCCATGCAGGGGCTGCAGGGCAAGGCAAAGAACGCTGCAATGGGGTTCAACAACCTCAAAGGTGCAGTTGCTGGCTTTGGTGCAGCAATCGCTGGCAGCGCCATCGTGGGCGGGCTGACGGCTGTAATCAAGAAATCCATCGACGCAGGCGATGAGCTCTTCAACCTGCAGGCCAAGACCGGCATTGCAGCCAATACTCTGATTGGCATTGGCAACGCCGCCGAACTTGCTGACGTGGATCTGGCCACGCTGGGCAAGGGGCTGAATAAGCTAAACGTCAACCTGGTTAAGGCGGCAGAAGGCAATGATGACTTGGCCGGCAAGTTCAAACGGCTTGGCGTGGATATCAAGGATGCCAACGGCCAGGTGGTGCCGGCAGACAAGGCGCTGAAGCAGATCGCTGATCGCTTTGCCGACATGCCCGATGGTGCGCAGAAGGCGGCCGCAGCCGTTGCATTGTTCGGCAAGTCCGGCGTGGATCTTATCCCGCTGCTGAACGAAGGCGCGGAATACATGGAAAAGTTCACCTACAAGGTGGGCGAGGACTTTGCTAAGCGATCTGATCTGTTCAATGAAACGATCAAAGAGCTGGGCATCAAGACGCAAGGCTTCGGGTTAGAGCTGACCGATGCACTGCTGCCGGCGTTGCAGTCAATCCTTGAGGTGTTTGGCGATCTGTTTGACACTGATCAGGATTGGACCGCGCTCTTCAAGGTGATCGAGGGCGTGATCCGCGGCATAGCGGTTGCGATCTACACCGTCGTCAAGGCAGTGGACATCCTCATCAAAAACATCGTTGCGGCAGTGCAGGCAGCAAGCCAGGCATTTGCGGGTGACTTTGGCGCTGCATTCAACACCATCACTACTGCGGTGAGTAGCGGCTTTGCAGAAGCGCAGCAAGCCATCAAAGATCTGAACAAGTTGGCCTTTGGGTCTGCACCATCACCCGGCACCGGCCTCCGCCCAGGCGGCCGCAACATGGAGCCGGACACCACCAGCAGCGACGCAGCAGCGGCAGCAGCTAGACGCAAGGCAGCAGCAGAGGCTAGGCGTGCCGCCACAGAGCAGGAGCGCCTGCTGGATCGGCGACAGACGCTAGAAGCACAGGCCTATGACATGCAAGAAAATCTGCGGCGCAGCATTGAAGACACTAATGCCGCCTATGCAGGAGTTGGTGTGTCCGCCGCTGATGCATTATTTTTTGAACGCGGCGACCAACTAACGGACGCAACGCGCATAACAAATGATTTTAGAGATGACCTTGTTGATCTTTCCAACGAGCTTGCAAAAGTTGGAGTTAGCTTTGACATGAAGCCAACAATTGATTTGATCAATCAGCTTGGTGCATCGTTGGCAAATGTAGCTGACAGTCAATACCAGCAAGGTCTTAAAGATCTGCTGCCCAGCCTGGCCGACTACGACGCCAAGATCGCAGAGGTGGTGCGCGGCAAGACCGAGCTAACTGAGCTTGAGAAGCTGAACGCTCAGGTGAACCTGCTGCAGTTGGATATCCTTGCCCAGACCAACCCGGCACTGGCTGAGCAGATTCGTTTGTTGCGCGAGCGTGCCGGCACACTGGATGCCGCAACTAAAAAGCAAGAAGAAAGCAGCAAGAGCTTTGGGACGCAGTTTAAGGAATCCTTCAAGCAGGCCTATGACTCAGCCACCAACCTTGGCGCCAACCTCGCCAGCATCGCCACAAACGGCATCGACGGCCTGACTAATGCCATCGTTGAATTTGCCACCACCGGCAAGGCATCATTTAAAGAGTTTGCGGCATCAGTGCTCAAAGATCTCAGCGCGATGCTGATCAAGTTTGCGATCTTTAAGGCGGTTGGCGCCCTCTTCCCCGGCTTGACCGGCTTTGCTAACGGCGGCGTATTTGCTCCAAGTACGCAGCCCCGCACTGGTTTCGCCAAAGGCGGCACCTTTACCAATTCAATTGTCAGTTCACCCACGCTCTTTAAGTTCGCCACCGGCGGCGCCATGCGCACTGGCCTGATGGGCGAATCCGGCCCCGAGGCCATCATGCCCTTGATGCGGGGCCGCGATGGCAAGCTGGGCGTTGCAGGTGGCGGCGGTGGCAGCAACACCACGGTGAACGTCTCAGTGGACGCCAAGGGCACCAGCGTGCAGGGCAACGAAGGTCAAGGCGCCCAGCTTGGCCGTGCCATTGCGCAAGCGGTGCAGGCAGAATTGGTCAAACAGAAACGGCCTGGCGGCCTACTGACGGCGGCGTAACCCATGAGTACCTTCGCATACGTTCCAAGCTTTCAGGCGACCGAGAACAGCAAACCTCGAGTCCGCAAGTTTCAAGCTGGCGATGGCTACGAACAGCGGGTGCGCTTTGGCCTTAACACTGACCCAAAGGAATGGACGCTGACCTTCGCCAACCGTACCGACGCTGAGCGGGAAAACATCCTTGCCTTCCTTGACGCACGCGCTGGTGTGGAATCATTCGACTGGACATCACCGCGTGGCGCTGCTGGCAAGTTTGTCTGCGAGGAGTGGCAGGCAACGCTGACCAACTGCAACAATAACCAAATCCAGGCAACCTTCCGCGAGGTGTTTGAGCCCTGATGGCTGTTCCCGTCTCAGATCTACAAGCTGTCGCACCCAGCGCAATTATCGAGCTGTTTGAGCTGGAGCTAAATGCTGCGCAGCATGGCGTAAACGAAACGTATTATTTCCACGCTGGTGTCAATGCAACGGGCAGCAACGGCGACATTATCTGGAATAGTCAAGCTTACATGCGCTTTCCCATTGAAGCAGAAGGGTTTGAGTACAGCGGACAAGGGCAACTGCCACGGCCAAAACTGCGTATTAGCAACATCCTTGGCACCATCACAGCAATAATCCTGACGCTGCCCAATGGCTTAGAAGGCGCCAAGGTGACGCGCATCCGCACCTTAGCGAGGTTTCTAGACGGCGCAAACTTCCCAGCCAGTGGCGACATCCTGCTAACAGAAGATAGCTTTGCATTACTGCTGGAAGATGGCAGCTCCATATTGCTAGAACCAACCAACCCAACCGAAGACCCCACGGCAGAGTTCCCGCGGGAGATCTACTACATCGACCGCAAAGTAGTTGAAACCCGCGACGTTATCGAGTTTGAACTAGCAGCAGTATTTGATCTGATTGGCGTTCGCGCACCAAAGCGTCAGTGCGTCAGCAACGTCTGTCAGTGGAAATACCGTGGTCCCGAATGCGGCTATGCCGGCAACGCATACTTCAACACCAACAACCAGCCCGTTGCAACACTGGCTGAAGACGCCTGCGGCAAGCAGCTAAGCAGTTGTGAGATGCGCTTTGAGCAGCAGTACCGCACCGGCTCTGTCACGCTCGGCAGCAACATCCTCACGCTTACGCAGGCCAGTTCATTCAGCGCGGGCGATCCCGTCACAGGCTTCGGCTTGCCCGCTGGTACAACTGTCTCAAGCGTGAGCGGTGCCCTGGTCACGCTAAGCCAGAATGCCACCGCCACCACCGGCGTGGTGACAACTGGCACTATCCAAGGCAACTACACGCAGATTGTCGTTTCCAGTGCTACTGGCATAGCTCCTGGCATGACTGTATCAGGTAATTACTTACCAGCCGGCGCACAGGTAGTTGCGGTATCTGGAACTACCATCACGCTCGGCACTCCCGTAGATCCAACGCAATTATTTAGTGTGGTTGGTTCTGCAAGCGGAACTGTTATCGCGGCATCAGTATATTTTGCCCTAGGCACGTCGCTTACCGTTGGATGGTTTATAGCTAGTAGCTTGCTGCCTCTTAATCGCTTTACACAAATAGCAAACGTCCGTTCCGTTACTAGACTAGGTGTATTATCAAGAAATCAGTTCGTCATTACGAATACCGTTGCCGACCTAACGCAAAACACTGGGATCAGCAATCAAACCGCCACTTGGACTTTTTACATTCCCACTGCCATCCCATCAGCCACCTATACATTTTTTGCGACTGACCAGTCCTACACATTCAGGGCCAACGCAAACCTACCGTTTGGCTCCTTCCCTGGTATCGGCACCTATACCACATGACCTGGCAAGACAAGGCACTGGAACACGCGCAAGCTGAAGACCCCCGCGAGGCGTGTGGCCTGCTGGTCATCATCAAGGGCCGCAAGCGTTATGTGCCATGCCGCAACTTGGCAAGCAGCCCCAATCAATTCTTCATGCTGGATCCTGCTGACTGGGCCGATGCTGAAGACCAAGGCGAGATCGTCGCTATTGTGCATTCGCATCCATCAACACCAGCCCAGCCTTCACCAGCAGACCTAGCGGCATGTGAAACCAGCGGACTGCCGTGGCATATCGTCAACCCCAAAACCGGGCAGTGGGGCGAATGCACGCCATCGGGCTACAAGGCGCCGCTAATTGGCCGCGAGTGGGTGTGGGGCGTCCACGACTGCTGGACCCTTACCCGCGATTGGTACGCCGAGCGTGGCATCACGCTGCGCGACTGGGAGCGATGCAACAACCCTGATGACTTTCAGCTATCGCCTTACTTCGACAAGTGCTGGCGCGACACCGGCTTCAGAGAACTGAACGAGGACGAAGAGCTGCAGCACGGTGATGCGTTGCTGCTAGCCATCAACAGCGCCGGCCTCAACCACTGCGCCATCTACCTCGGCCATCAAGAAGTGCTGCACCACATCCAGCACCGCCTGAGCGGGCGTGACTTCTATTCCGGCTGGCTCCTAAAGTGTACGGGTAGGAGGTTGCGTCATGTTGCGTAAGATCAAGCTATACGGCAAGCTGGCCAAGTTTGTCGGCCACCGCATCCTTGAAGCTGACGTAGCAAGCGCCGCTGAAGCCGTGCGATTCCTGGTTGCGAACTGGCCCGCGCTGGAACGCCACATGGCTGACCAGCACTATCGCGTCAGCGTCGGCACCTACGACCTCGAACTAGAAGAGCTGCACCACCCTGCCGGCCAACAAGAAATCAAGATCGTGCCCGTGATGGCTGGCGCTGGTGCAACGGGGCGGATCATTGCGGGGATTGCGTTGATTGCGCTGGCCAGCCTTGTGACGTTTGGAACCGTTGGCGGGATTTTTGCTGCAGGGGCTCTTAACGCTGTTGTTTTTGGCGTCGGCGCCAGCCTCGTTCTTGGTGGCGTAGCCCAGCTACTCACGCCCACGCCAAAAGTCCCCACCGGCCCCGACACACAAAACGATCCCCGCAAGAGCTACAGCTTCAGCGGCATTCAAAACACCAGCCGTCAAGGCGTACCGGTGCCCATCGTCTACGGTGAAACCATCGTAGGCAGCGTGGTCATCTCCGCTGGCATTGACACCGTGCAGGTGCAGGCATGACGATCATCGGCGCAGGCGGCAGCGGTGGTGGCGGCAAAGGTGGCGGTGGCGGTGCTGCTCGCACCCCAACCACTGCAAACGACAGCCTCGACTCAACTCAGTACGCCCAGGTCATCGACCTAATCAGCGAAGGCGAGATCGCTGGATTGAAAGACGGGTTCAAAAGCATCTTCCTTGATAACACCCCGCTGCAAAACCCAGACGGCACCTTCAACTTTCAAAACGTCACGATCTACACGCGCAATGGCACCCAGAATCAAGATGCCATCCCTTTTGCTGGTGTAATCGAGGATGAACGTCCGGT